CAAGCGGCGGCTTTGTCGTGCGGACAGGCCAGCTTCTACGGCACTGCTTCCGATGGTTACGCCTGGCAAACCATGGCCAATGGTCGCCCAATGAATCCAGCGGCAATGACCACTGCACATCGCTTCTTGCCGTTTGGCGCTCGTCTGCGAGTGACCAATGTTTCCAGCAAAAGATCAGTGGTGGTCACTGTTACTGATCGAGGACCGTTTGCCCATGGTCGAGTGTTGGATTTGTCTCAAGGCGCGTTTTCTCGCATTGCTAGTCCATCTCAAGGAGTGGCTAGGGTGTGCTATAGCATGATTTGAGCAGGGCGCTTCGGCGCCCTTTTTCTTTGTTAGTATTTGTAAGTCGGTTTTGCCGATCCCGTCTGGGAAGCACGCCTTTCGCGTGTGTCGTTTGACTATGAGTCGTCTGTTTTCTAAAAGGCAACGCTTGCAAATTCTTGTGAGAGATCACTGGACTTGCTGCTATTGCGGCGAAAAGCTGCAGCCAGGGCTTCTCACTCAAATTGATCACGTTGTTCCATTCAGTCAAGGTGGTCGCACCACTATTGACAATGGAGTGGCATGTTGCAGACGGTGCAATCTCCTTAAATCTGCATCGTTTGACAATGAACTTACGTAAATGGCAACAGGAAGCAATCAATGCCTGCTTGCCCAAATTCGCCAAAGGTCGCAAGCTTTTTGTTATTGAGGCTTGCACTGGATCAGGAAAGTCTCTTTGTAGTGCAACTGCCGCATTGAAACTTCTTGAAAAAGGGAAAGCCGATTTAATTGTTGTTTTAACTCCTAATTGCGGCACTCGTTTGGGGTGGAAGAAAACTTTTGACAGCCTTCGTCTCAATGGAAAGCGTGTCAATGTTACAGACAATTCCGACTTCCCCATTGACGCAAATGTTTGGGTGTCAACTTATGCTGGCTATTCCAAAATAGAGGAGGCCCTGCATAATCGACCAGTCTCGGGGATTATTGCGATCATTGACGAATTTCATCACCCTGCAGATACTGCTGAATGGGGAAACGCCGTTGATCGCTTAATTGCTCTTTGTGAACACGCCATTTTTCTGAGTGGTACACCTTGGAAGCGTGAAGGTAAAATTGCAGTGCTTTGCGATCAAAAGAATATTCACGGCGAAAGTTATTATCAAGAAGATGGTCGTGTTCGCGCTGACTTTGTTTATGATTACGCACAAGATCTCCGTGAACCGAATACACGCGGAACTGTACCGGTTAAGTTTAAATTTTGGGATTCGTTTTGGCGCAGCGAAGATGGCAAAATTTCTGAGCTGCACAAAGATCTTCCCAGGTTTCCCTGCGATGAATGGGAAAGTATCGAACAATGGGAAGAATGGGCAAAAAAATGTGACAAACCTCTTGGTAAGCATCTTCATTTCAATTTAGACATTGATTCTCCCAGTAAAAATGAAACCATTCGTCGCATTATCGATGAATCATTGGCTTTACTTTCTAAAAGTCGCGAGGAAATTAAACGCTCTTGTCATCAAAAAAATGCCAGCGTTATGCTTTGTGTGGCAAAAGGCATGAAAGATGCTCGCAAGATTGCAGAGTATATTCAAGAACTTCGTCCCGACTATCGAGTTTCCGTGGTTGTTAGTGATGATAACAATGGAGCAAAAAAGCTTGAAAAAATTGCCAAACAATGCAAGGAAAATGCTGCCGACAAACCTGATGTAATCGTTTCGGTGGGAATGATTTCAGAAGGCGTTGATATTCCTCAGATCAAAGTTGTTGCTTATTTAAGCGCAATTTTGACCGTATTATATTTTATTCAAGTGATTGGTAGAGCTATTCGCCGCATTCCTATTGGAAAAGATCAATACGCAGATAAAATACCTTCCGATAATGTTGCCTATGTTGTGGCGCCTGCCCACCCCAAGCTTCGCTACATTGCACGCAACATTGAAAAACAAGTGGAGGACGCCTGTGGGGCTTTATTTGATCGATCAACAAAGGAAAGCGGCGATGAATCTTCTTCTAAACGCAAGCAAATGCCTGGCATTGTTACTTCTGGAGAAAATAGCGTAGGAGTTTACAGGGGAAGCGAAAGCGCATCGGACTGGCATGAAATCATTGAGGCAATGAAAGCACATGAAAACGCTGCAGACTGCTACATCGATTCACATTGGTCTGAACATATATTGAGCTTGTTTTTGCGTGGAGAAGAACGGGCCGAGCATCACGCTATTTCTGAGATCGAAGCAAAATGTACATGCCTTGGGGTTTCCATTGATGAACTTTCTTTGCAAATTGAAAATGAAGAATCTCCAACCGCGCCATCATACGAAGATGACATGAAACGGCAAAGTGAAAAGGCAATTTATTATACAAATTTGATTCGTTTCAAAGGCAAGTATCGAGAAATAGAAGACAACGACACTGCATTTCGCAAGGTACGTGGTGACATCAATCGATTGGCCGGTCTTAGGGCTGCTGGCATCACCTTCTCAAAAGCTTCACTGGAACAGCGCAAGCATTGGGTGAAAGTGGCAGAAGAACTTTCCAAGGAGGTGTCATGAGTTTTACTGTATTCTCCGCTAGAAGTATTGCCCACGATCTTGAAAGCGCCGTGGGCGAGGAGGCTTTTTATTTCTACATGCGTGAAATCATTGAGCGCAAGCTCTTTGAAGAATATGTAGATGATATCAATGGGGAAGTGAAGCAATTTGCGGGGCTTGTTGACTTCATGACAGCTAGGGAGGGTCTTGGCGTGAAAGATCTACACCTTTTTGAAAAATGTCTTGATGCCGTGGCGAAGTCCAATCATTCCATGTCTGGGAACGCTTTGTGGTTTAAAACTCAAATTGATGGATCAAGGCAAATTGTTCCACGGTCAAAAGAAAAAGAAACTGGGAAGTTCTTACCTAGACCCATGCATGATAATATCATGGATGGGCAGGGCACTTCTCGTTCATATCTTTTGCGCCGCATTGCCCGCGACCAGCCCGATCTCCTCGATGAGATCGGCCAAAACAAACGCTTCAAAAGCGCTCGTGCGGCAGCAATCGAAGCAGGCATCATCACGCCCTTCCCATCGCTTCAACTCAAAGACCCAGCCCCCACTGCTCAAAAGCTGCTTGATAAAAAAGGCCACGCCTGGTGCCTAGCCTTGTTGGATGAGCTTTCTGAGCTTGTCCTTGGAGACTAGACAGCCTTGTATTAAGCTTTGTAACAAACCATGGCTAGGGGCAGGCTAAAGAATTATCATGCGTCAGTTCGCCCCTAAACCATGAAAAACTTTGCCTCTTTCTTCCTTGTCATGATGGCCTTCTCGGCTGTTGGCATGGTAATTGCCAAGGCCCCAGATCCGGCTGCTGATCATCAGGGGCTGGCTAAGTGTCTAAAGCTTCACCCTGAGCGCTACTGCCGCATTGCCAACGGCTTCCCCGTGAGCATCCAGCCTTAGTCAGCGTTTCTAAACAGCCTCCTTGACAGGGGGCTGTTTTCCCTCCATACTTCCCCTGTTCATCGCTGGCGACAGCTCAAACCATGACTCAAACACCATTTCTTACCAATACGCAACGCGCCATCTCTCGCATGGTTGCAGACACGGTTGGTTTCAAGCTGTCTTCTTACAACTCAGCAGATCGTGCTATTGCTCGCTCTCTGCTGCTAGAGCACGAGAAGAAAGCGCCCGAGCATCTCTCTGCGAAGGAGTTTGCTAAAGCAATGGCAGGCAAAAATCACAAGCGGACGAAAGATTTTGTCCGCACACTTGCTGATGCCATGCAAGACGAAATCTGGCGCACGTTGTAAATAATGGGGCGGAGCGGAGATTGCATAGCTCCGGATTGCGCTCCCTAAACATGCTGGCCACTACTTGGGCTAAGTGGTGGGGAAAAACAATTGAGTGCCATCAATTGATAATCTAGCCTCTGTTTTGTAATCAAGGGTGTCATCGAACAGTGCAGGGAGTTCCAACGGTTTCATTCCCGTGATTGACCCTGCATCAAGCGCATGCTCGTAAGTCCCCAGCCTTTTTGTTTCGTTTTGTTACAGAAGGGGCCTAGTGGCCCCTTTTTTCGTACTATTGGCTCAAGCCGCGAGGCCCCCTCTCTTCTCAACCATGGACAAAACCTCCTTCATTCGCCAGTTCATCTTCAATGCTGGCCCCTCCATCGTGGGCGTGGAGTTTGTCAAGCAAGACGGCTCCGTCCGCACGCTTCGCTTCAACCCTCGCGACAGCAAGGAAATCAAAGGCACTGGCAAGCCCAGCACCAAGCCTTCGATCATCCGCTGCCGTGACTTTTCCATTGCCCGCAACGAAGGGCAAGGCGCTTGGCGCTCCTTTGATTGCGAGCGTGTCGTGAAGATCACGGCCAACGGCCAAACCGTAGTATTTTGAATCATGCATAAAGAAATAGAAGGCCACAAAGAAAGCTCTTACCTAGCCAAGCTTGAAGCTGACCGCCAAGCTCAGCATTCTGGCTATGGCATCAGGAAGTTCCATTGCGCTGATGGCACCATCAAGTGGGAAGCCTATGGTTGGGAGCGCCTGACTGAGCTGACCCTCCACGACACTTCCTACGGACTGTTCGATCACAAGTGGGAAGCTGAACAGTATTTCAACAACATCATCAACAGTTAATCATGCCTGCCTCCATCGTTCCCCACATCCCTACCATCCACCTCAACGGCACTGGAGCTACAACGCTCCGCCTTGAATACGAGAAGCTGTTTTACGCCGTGCAGGACGCCATCGACGCCCTCAGCGACGCCACGCTCAATGGCCGCGACTACTATCCCCAAGGCTCTGATGCCTACTACGAGGCCCGTGATCAGCGTAAGGAAGCATTCTCCTGCCTCTATGCAGTGCGTGACTACGCTGGCCGCATCGTTGAAGGCATCGACGCTCAAACCCCCTTCTGAGGGCGTTTGTAAAGAAACGCAACAGCGCTTGACAGCCGCTTTCAAATGAACTAATTTCTATTTCGTACAGGGCCGCGAGGCCCACTCCCCGGTTAAAGCCATGACTGCTTCTTCTCTCGTCTTCACTCTCGACAGCTTCCGCCCCACTCAAGGCCAGTGGTGGGGCAACAACACCGTTCGCGGCACTGAGCGTCGCGTAAGCCTTGTTGCGGCTCACCTTGGCTTCTGGCTCTGGACTGCAGACTTCCGTGATGCCCATTCTGGCCGCATCATCACGCAGCGCTTCTTCTGCACCAAGCCCAGCAGCGAGGAGCCCGTGGCTCTGTTTGAGAACCCCGATGATCGCCAGCGTTGGATGCAGCAGCAATGGAAAGCACAGGAGGAGGCCAATGGAAACCATTAATATCCTCGCAATCAGCAGCAAGGGCCGCAGCCGCATCGGCAAGGCCCTCACTACTGCCATTGTCGAACAAAACCATCACGACAAGCTTTTCATTGTCTTTCCTGGCATGAATCAATGTCGATGGATAAAGAAAGACAACGACCCTGACTTCCGCATTGTTCCCGAGGACTGATCATGCCTTATTCTCTTGTTGTTGATGATGAATGGGGCGTTCCTTACGCCGCCAAGACGTTTGAAGACATTGAAGACGTGCATGATGAAATAAAAACCATGGAAGAACTGATTGATGAATGTAGCGTTAGCCAAGCTTATGCTTTAAAAGCTTGCATTAACCAGCTCAAGCAAATTGTTCACGAAACTGAACTTCACGAGGAAGAATGATGCACTACGTTTGCAACTACAGCGACAACGGCCCGTATTGGCCAGCCACGCAGGGCCGCTACCAAGCGGCCAGCCTTAAAGAACTAATCTTCCACACACGCCTATGCATGGAAGATAATGACTATCAAATTGGCATCTTTGATGAAAACAATGAATGTAAGGGCATGTGGTTGGATGAAGCTGAACCAGAGCCCGATGGTGAAGGCGAAATGGTCTTAGGAAAGCCTTGCTATACGCTATATCGCCCTGGAGATATGAGCGCAGGTATGTGGAATCTTCATCTTTCTAAATTCAAGAAGAACTAATCATGATCCTCATTGATTTCTTTAACGACGATTGCTGTAAAGGCACTGAATTGATTGAAGGGTGGTATTACTATTCCGACAGTGATGATGAAATAGTTGGTGGACCGTTTGAAAGTGAAGAGGCCGCTATAAAAGCGGCCTTTGATGGTTATGGTTGGTAATGACCAAAAATGCATTGGATCCGGCCAGGGATGTATTGGATCCGGCTGGAGATGTATTAGGGTCCGGCTAGCTTCGTATTGGATCCGGCTAGAGGTGTATCAGGGGCGCCCGCCTCGGTTTTCGCCTCCTTAACCTTTTCTTAACCTGCCCTTAACCTTTTCTTAACTTAACCTTTTCTTAACCTTCCCTTAACCTGGTCTTAACCTTCTTAACCTTTTCTTAACTTAACCTTTCCTTAACCTTTCCTTAACCTTTCCTTAACCTTTCCTTAACCTGCCCTTAACTTAACCTGCCCTTAACCTAGCCTTAACCTTCTCTTAACCTTCCAATTCTTTACACTTTGCGCCTGCACGGTTGCTGATGCAAACCGTACGCCGCCAGGTGATGCCTACTGTAGCGGGCTGGGTGACGCAAACCGTACGCCGCCAGGTAATGCCTACTGTTTGGCGCTAAACATAAACATTTCAGAATGTAACGCAGCGTCGCAGTCTCGCCAGTCTCACGGTATGGGCGCCAAACGTTGCGAGCGATTGATCAGTGTGGCTCATCAGAAAAGGAGAAAAGCGGCACTGATAAGCGTAGGAGCTTATGGGAGTTCTGAGAGCCGCTTCTCCATTTGTGCTCCTTATCTTGTCGGCTTTTCTCTGGCAGGGAGGCTCATCAGGAGGCAGACTCATCAGCAGAGGAGCAGCGCAAGCTCTCCTCCCCGTTCTCTGCTCTCTGTGAGATGGCTCCTCTCTCTGCTGCTGCTGCTCTGCTCCTCTCCTCCCTGGAGAAGGCGGAACGCTCCGATGGCTCTCCTTTTCTGCGCCTCTCCTCCTCTGCTCCCAGTTGGGGCTCCTCTGTCATCAGAGAGGCTCATCTGGGAGAGCTCCCTAACGACTCTCGCTATGAGCTCATCAGAGACGCTCTCTCTGCTCTCTCTGATGGCTCCTTTTCTGACTCTGAGGAGGCAGAGGAGGCTCTGCAGGAGCTCTCTCTAGACCTTGTGCCCCATGGGACTTGTGACCTCCTCCGGTGGTTTGCTGATCACGCGGACCGCCTTTCCTCCTGTGATGAGGCTCTGGAGAACGGGAGAGTCTCTGGAGGCTCCGACTTCTCCTCCTATGAGCTCCTCTCAGAGGGGTTCCGTTTGGACGCAGAGGAGACGCTCTTCTCTCTCATCTCCTCCCTAGAGGAGGAGAGACTCCCTCTCTTCAATCCAGACACTGACTGTCAGCTCCTCCTCTCTGACTCCCATGGGATATATATCCCCAAGCTCTATTGCGAGAGCCTCGCCAAAAGTGACGCTAAGGAGTTGGGGGTTCCCTGGGAGGCAGTCGAAACCTGTCAGCATGGCCCCGATGAGGAGCACTATTGGGAGGCATGGCAGGAGATCCTAGACTCTGCTCGCTGGGAAGAGAACGGCACGGACTGGGTGCTGGTTCACAATGGCGACCTCTTCGCAGTCAGAGCAGAGGCAGAGATTCCCGATGGGTGGTTCTGCTGATGAGACTCTCTCTCTCTGACAGAGAAGCTCTCTACGCTCTCTGGGCTTTGGAGGAGGCTCTCCTCATCTCTGAGCCAGAGGAGGAGGAGCTTCTCTTCTCTCTCATCTCTCGTCTCTCTGGCTCTGCCGCCCCGTTCTCCTCTGCCTCTCAGGCTCGCTTTTGCTCTCTCTCCTCTCTCTCCTGATGACTTCTCTTCTCGCAATCAAACGTCCCATTCTCCCTGGAGAGGCTCTGCCTCCTCTGCCTCCTAGGTGGGCTGCTCCTGCCCCTTCCCTGCCTCCTCTCTCTCGCTCTCTCTCCTGATGACTTCTCCTCTCTCTTCTCTCTACTTCTCCTCTCCTCTCTTCTCCATGATCTCCTCCTCCCGTCTCATCTCTAACGTTAAGGCTCTCTCTGAGCTCTCTGGCTCCTTTTACTTTTACGAGCCTAGAGAGCGTCTCTCTGGCTCTCCTCTCGTATGGGAGAGCGTCTCCCCCAATGAGGCAGAGCGTCTCTCCATGGGAGAACTGGATCTCTACTCCTCCGCTCTCTGCTCCTCTCTCGGCTCCTCTGTCACCAAACTATCTCCAGAGGAGGCAGTATTGCTCATCTGTGAGAAGCGTCTCTGGCAGAACGTCTCTCTTCTCTGGCTCTCTGATCATTGCCTCTCTGGAGACTATTGTGGAGCTCCTCATACGCTCTCTAACAAACAAATTCTCCTAGAGGAGATGGGAGGTTCTCCCATGCTGAGAGAAGCCGTAGGCTCCTATGGATCCTCTTCTGTGGCAGTTGACCCCCGTTATCTCTCAGAGGAGCTCCTAGAGAGTCTCCAGGGCTTGGAGAGTTACCCAGTGCTAGATGAGGGTCACTGTTCCTCCCTAGAACTCTCCCTGCAAGGAGAAGCTTGGGAGAGTTGGGCAGAGAGAGGCTTTTTCTCTGCTCTGGAGAAGCGTCTCTCTGCTCTCTGTGGAGATGAGGTGATGGCAGAGGAGACAGTGGAGAGCCTCTCCTCTGACGCTCTCTTCTCTCTTTTTGAGAGTTTCAGAGAAGAGACCAACACCTATTGGGAGAGTCAAAGCTCCCCGGATCAGTGGATTGATATAGAGAGAATCCTGGAGAGAGCCAGCGATGAGAGCCTAGTCTCTCTGCTCTCTGAGAGCTTCTCTTGCAGGCTCAGAGACGCTCTCTCTCCTCTCTCCTCTGCCTCTCAGCTCTGCCTCTCGGAGACGCTCTGAGGCTCTCTAGGCTAATCTCTCCTGCCTCCTAGGCTCTCAGTCTGGGGGGCTCTTCGCTGCCCATAGGTTGCCCCCGCCTACCTGCCCGCTCTCCTGCTGCAAGACCCCTCCTGGCTGGTGGTGGGGATCAACACTAGAATTGGGGCCAATCCACAGCATTATGTCGAAACATTAAAGTGTAGCCTGCGATACATGCGGCAGTCGGTGGCCGTGGTAGTGTAGAGCAGTAGTACGGCTGAACTATTGCTTGGGGGCGCGGCACCCCCCGTGAAATGTGGGGCCATTTTTCATCGAAAATGAAGGCTAATAAGTACAATTACCTACCAATCAAGAGAATCAACAATGGCGCGTCCCACGGCTTCAGTGACGAGCTTTAATTCTTCGTGCGTAGCATTGTTTTTAATTCGATTGGCTTTCTGACTAATTATCCATACATTGCCCTTCACGTAACCCTTTAAAGGATCAATGCGATCAAGGGAAGGGCTGTTATCGAGCGGGCCCTTTAACCTACTGCGGCAGAGGGACCATTCAAGAGGCGAATTAAAAATAGGACAATGCGAAGTAATCAACGACCTAATGAATTCAAGGTCAAGATCAAATGGCAAGTTTTTATTTTTTGCTCGTCTCCGAGCTTGGTTGAACATTTTATTTGTTTGTTCAATTGCGGGATTACGGGAAAGATATTTTTTCTTTTTATTACTTTGGCACTTTCTACACGTTGGCCGAAGTTTGTCTTTTGACTTGCCCCAACTACTGAATTCAGTCAAGTTTTTTGCGATTCCACAGCAAGAGCATTGTTTTTGCTGAGCTTCCATGCGAGAAAAGCAATTGTCACAAATCTTAACCAGTAAAAACCTAGTCAGCGCACGCTGAAAGCAAGCCCGAAGGGCGCAGCTTGAAGCGTTCTCCTCCCTTCTCCTCTAATGGAGGCGCCCAAAGCGCCGTAATGATGCACCAGGAAGCTGGCATTTTCTGAATTCGCGCATTCTCCTTCGCATCGTCTATTGCTTAAAGCGGCCCACAAAGGACCGCTGTTCTAGACAATATTGCTTTTTCTTAAAAAAACAGCCCGTTCTGGCTGCTGAGCATAGTTTCCCAAGACCATTACTTAGGAGCTGGTCCAGCCTTTTTGTATTTCGCCACTCGCCAGTAGCTCCGTCCCTTTGGGGGACTCCGCATTGATGAGAGCACCGTGGCTCATCAAGCTTTTTAGCCCGTCACTCCGCCCTTGGGGCTTCGTTAGAGGGGAAGGTGCTCGGGAGAGGCTAGCGAAGGAGCGTCTAGTTGTTCGGGAGTGGCGAAACTAGACGACTGCTGCGCCTACGCATATCGTAAATGCTCTGTCAAGCTTTGTCAAGAGGAGCAAAAGCCTTGCCACCACTAGAAAGGGGCCAAAATGGCCCCGAAAACCATGGAAAAATTGCCCGTTTCTTAAGGATGTCTTCCGTTTTGTCAAGCAATGGGAAAGAATGTATTAAAAACTACTAGACAAATTGGCAACAACCATTAGCCTTAAATAATCTCTGCTAATTAACCATGTGGGGCCTTCCAGAGCGTCAACCATTTAACATTGGCCCTTATAAACTTTGGCCATGTTTTAGTAGGCCAGAGTTTGAATGGTTTGCAGCAGTAGAAGGAAAGCCATATTACTTTCGCACGTCCAATGAAGCGAAATTGTTTTTCAATGATCTGCTGGCAATGGACGATCCAGAAGGGCTGTGCGATTAAAGGAAGTTTTCCGTTTCACCATTGAAAAAATTGGCTAGCCTGCCTGTTGTCAAGAAGGGGCTTAAGGCCCCTTTGTTTTTCTTAAGACAAAAATGGTTGACAAAATTGCTCGCACTGGTAGGGTGCAAAGCTGGATGGAAAGCCCGGATGGGCGGCTGCCCGTTAGCTGCACGGTGTTTAACGTGCAGGATTCAATGGAAGGCGAAGATGGCATTGAAGCGTCTTGGCGTTTTGTTAGCCATGGCTTGCGTAATGGTGCAGGAGTGGCTGTTCATCTTTCTGATTTGCGTGAGCGTAATGCTGAAAATGGCAAAGGGCTGGTTGCTAGCGGTCCTATCAGCTTTGGCAAAATCTATTCAACGCTCAATGAAATTCTGAGGCGCGGTGGCGTATATAAAAACGGGGCCGTAGTTCTCCATTTGGACTACACCCACCCTGATGCCATGGAATTTGTCAATGTTTCCAGACAGGAACTGCCCTGGACGAAGCGTTGCCTTAATGTGGACGAGCAGTTTCTTGACAAGGCGTCGCCTGAGCTGATCAATGCCACTCTTCGTGCCATCTCTGCTGGTGATCTCTGGCTCAACAAAATTCGCTACAACAGAAAAGGAGAGCGTATTAGGGCGAATGTCTGCCTGGAAGTTTATCTTCCGCATCGTGGTACTTGCCTATTGCAGCACGTTAATCTTGGCGCATGCAGCATTGATGAAATTCAAGGCGCTTTTATTGAAGGCATGACGCAATTGTGCGAGCTTCATGCTCAAACAGGCGTTGGCGACACTGGCGAATATCTTCCTGCTTCCATTGACAAGCAAGTGGGGCTTGGCCTGCTGGGTCTAGCCAATTTCTTGAGCATTCATGAAATTAGCTATGCAGAGTTTGGCCGGGCTCTGAAGGCTTTCAACCAGGAAGATCCAAGGGATTGGTATGAAATTATGGACAAACCAGTAGGAAATGCTGTGTTCGCCATTCACCAAGGCATTCATGCTGCTGCTGACATTGCCCGCGAGGCTGGAATGGAGCGTGCCTTTGCCATTGCTCCCACTGCATCATGCTCCTATCGCTATCGCGATCTTCGTGGCTTCACAACCACGCCTGAAATTGCCCCTCCCATTGCTCGGGAAGTAGAC